TACTCTATCTCTATATGCTCTATTAGAAATACCTGTAGTTGGTGTAATAACAGTTAATAAGCGAGCTAATATATTTTCACGTTTAGTAGTCATGTTTTCTGTAAAGTAATTTCTCTTGTTAAACCATCTAAACCTGCTTCATTTGTTCTTACAGTATAGGCTGTGCTATCTACAGTAATAGAATCACCTGCAACTAAAGAACCAAAATCTGAATTTTTACAATGCAGAACATAACCAACAGAAATAACTTGATCACCTGCTAAAACATCAGTTGGTTCATCAAGTATCCCATTAGCAGTAGTTCCCCCAGAAGTGCAAGATACACCAAAGGGAGAACCAAATACTGTTGTTAAATCATCTGCAAATGACATTAGCCATACTTAGCTGATACTAAAGCTGTTACACATAAAGCACCTGCACCAGTTCCACCTGCAACTGTTGTAGAAACCTTTACATAACGCTTCAAAGAAGAAACATTAAGATAGATTTTCTCAAATGCAGCAGTATTAGCAGAAGTGGTTGTAAATGCACCATCTGTTACATCAGTATAAGTACCGCCAGATGTAGCACATTCTGTAAGTTTTACAGCATAAGTGATACCTGAACCACCTGCTTCAGCAGAAAGTATAAAAGCACCTGAGCCTTCATAACCTTGTAAATCAATAGCAGAACCATTTCCAGTTGCAGCTACAACATCATTTGATAAGAGGTCTAAAGCAGTTGTTTTAGAACCTAAGTTTTGAATAGTCATTATTCAGAAAGGGGTGTAGTTTTTTTACGTTTAGTAGTTTTTTTAGGTTTTGATGGAGGTTCTACTACTTCCTCTATCTCTTCTAAAGTTTCTATGGCCTTCCCAGAACTAATTAAATCAATTGCTTGAGCAGAATCTATTTCAAAAATTTCATCTACTTTTACAACCTCGCCCGCCCATAGAAAAGACCGCAGAACTTTAAGTTTCATATTATGCACCTAAGCTAAATGAAGCAGCGTGTCTAAATGCTACGTCTACATCTTGTAAAGCAGTAATACGGATAGTACCTGAACTTGAATGTGTATAAGGATCAACTAAAAGATCAAGTGATGACCAATAGCCAATAATACAATCAGACCAGTTACCGAACCAGATATCACCTGCTTCAACTTGGTTAGACATGTAAGCGTTATAGCCGTTAACTGTGTTGTTACCATCCCAAAGGAATAAGCCAGAGCCAGAATCTTTAGCCTTAACTTTCATAGCACCCCTAATGGTTGCACCTGTCACATAAGAAAGGTTGCCCATTAAAGCATTAGCAGCAGCAACATCACTTTCCATATTCACTACTTGAGCAAATGTTGGGTTATTAGCTGTAATTGATTCTGTTCCAATACCGCTTGTGTTATGTAAACCTAATGGCTCATTTGAAGAACCTGTACCATAAAGTGCAGCCCTATCAATTTCTAAAGCAATAACTTTACTAATGTCATTGCGTACCATTTGCTCGACATCAATGGATGACTGAATTAATAGCTTTCTTGAAATGTCAGTAAATGCACCGCAAGTTCTAGGGATCATAGAAACCTGTTGAATTGCTTGCTGTGATTCTGTTGGTGCGCCACCTTCAGCTACCCAATATGCTGTTGCTGCTCCTGACTGTCTAGGAATTGCAATATTTCCTTGTAAACCAGTAAGAATAGTAGCACCTGCTTGATCTAAAACTGAATTATTTCTTAAAAGATCAATAAAATTAGCAGCGTCTAAATCTGTTTGTACTAAGTTACCGCCTTGTGTTGCAGGTGAGGTTTTTAAGTCTCTAGTCATTACATCATAAGGAACTGTAATACCTCTAGAAACTCTACCTGCTTTTTTAGCTGCTGCGTTAGATGCTTCAATTTCAAAAGCTGCTGCTTCTCTTGCTGCTCTATCACCAGGATTTGCTAAATAGTTTAAAGCTCTTAAGAAACTAAAACTTCTAGTCTCAGCTTCACTTAAACCAATTTCTGCATCCTGTGGTTTTGGTGTAATCTTCTCTGGATTCCATTGATCCATGACAGCTTGATTAAATTCCTGTACAGAACGTCCTTCTCGGATATATTCATCTGCAAGATCATTCATGTCATATTTCTTACCAGTTTTTCTAATCTGGTCAAATCTTGCACGATCAGATTTAAGAGCCTTATTAACGGCATCTTCTGAACGCACTAAATCAAGTTCTTTGTCGCTAGTGGTCATGTTTTTAATAGTTAATTTACTGGGCAATGCATCAGAAGATGCAGAAACGTGAGCTTCTTCCAATATGTTATCCTTTTTATCGTTATTTTGCATATGGTTTGCTTCATTTTTATTATTTATTGAACGTGATATGCCAATGGAATTATCTGCAGGGATCGAAACCAAGCTAACTTCAAATGCTTCCCAATCTCTAGCAACAATAGAATTATCTACTTCTTCTGCTTTATTAATAACATAGCCAAAAGAAATATTACGTAGAATTTTATTCTTTACATCCCTAAATTTACTATCAGCAAATTCTTCTTCACTAAAACGTACTTTTGCATAACCTCTTTTCTTTTTCTCATCAATATATGCCCTTTCTACTACACCTAGTACTTGGTCAGGGTTGTGATTCCATAGAAAAGGTGCTCCATCATTAAGCCTTTTTAAATTGGCTGCTTCTCTACTATGTTCTAAAACTTCATTACCAAAATACCTTTCTACAGGTAGTTCTGAGCTAAAAGGGAACTCAATAGTTCTATCCTGTTTTTCAACTTGTTTTATTTCTAAAGTAAAATCACGCTGTAATGATTTCTCTTCATAATCACGCTTGTTCATAATTTTCATTAGGTCTTGGTTCTATATTACTAGATTCTTGCGTATTAGCCTTAACTTCTGTATCAAATTCTAAACCTAACTCAGCAGCCATATCTATTTCATTCTTTCTTGCCATTAACAGTTCTTCTAAATCACCACCCATTTCTGCTATTACTTGAGACTGTGTTTTAAGTCCCGCCCTTATAGCTTCTTTAGCACTTTGCACTTCTTTCATAGGGTCTACCCATCCCCAACCCCTAAACAACCATTTAACCATCTTATATTTATTAGGTTCATCTAAATATGTTGGTAGTTGTAAAGTTCCAGATAATACAGCAGCTTCTAACCATTCATCAAAGACAATAGATAAGAAATTTTCTCTTAATTGATACTGTAAAGCCTTAAATGCTTCTTGATCTTGAAGCAAACTTAAACGACTACTAGAATAGTTCGTCTGACTGTAGTCACGACTAATACTTTCATAACTGCAACCTATACCTGCAGCTAAAGCCCTCAACATTGCACGTAGAAATGGTTCAAATTGTCCGTCAGGTGCATCAAATGTTGGTACATTTACACTTTCACCTGGGGCTAAATATCTAATAGCACCTGGACTCATATCAAAAACCCTATCTTCATCTACCACCTCATCACCTGCTAACTCACCTTCTGGACTTTGTATAAATGCCATTAATGAACTACCAAGCCTAGCCCTTACAACTTCTGCTTCTTCATAACCTTCTATATGATGCATCCTATTTAAGCTGCTACTCATCCAAGGAATACCCCTAGTTTGTCCTGGCCTTTCTACTCTATATAAATGGATTACATCTTTAGCATCTACTATTACGTGAGTATCTTTAGAAGTAGGACTTTGAATAAACATAGTATCGCCAGGATGCCTACTGAAAAATGCATATTTAATAGGTCTTTGCCATTCATTAACTAATACGCCCATCCTCCATTCTTGGTTTTTATTAGTAGATTTGCCTGTATAATCTTCATCACACATATCTGCTTCTAGGATTTCTAACGCTAAAGGTACAGTTGATCTACCAAACTTTTTACCTCTGATAATTCTTATAAAACATTCGCCATCTTGAACCATACTATGAACAGCTAAACGTGTAATATCGTCAAAACATAATTTACCTGCAGTATTACAACTATCTTTATAACCCCATTCTTTCCAAGCCCTTTCAACAACACTATTCATCTTGGTATCTAATTTTCCACCTCTTTGCATCCTTATTTGGGATTGCAATTTAACACCAGTACCAACAATATTATCTACAACATTTCTTACTGCCTGTTTGCAATAATCAACATCATTAACTAATTGCCTACTACCATTTCTTAGTTTTTTAATGTCACCTTTTAATGCACTATCAGCACTATTAGTAGTACGTACCCAACCACTTGTAAGCCTATCTAGTTTTGCACCTGCAAATGTTCTTTTCTTTATAGGGCGTGGATTAGATTTCCAAAGTTCACGCCATGCTGTTTTGATTCCCATTAGTTAAACCTCACTAACATTTGATGTGGATTGCCTTGACCATTACGGATTAATTCTGCTTTTTTCTCTAAACTCAACTGATACTTTAATTGACTTCTTAAAGCTGTTAAATCAGCTAAATCATATTTTTTAAGACTACGACCACCAATAGAGTATTCTTTAACAACACCATCTGAAATTAAAGTTCTTATTGCAGCCTCTACAGCATCTAAATCTTGCTCAACTTGTGATTTTGCTTGTATTTTTTGTGCCGTTCCAGTATATACAAGGTCTATTAAAACTTCTAATGAACCACTACCTACATCATATTTTAAAGCACCTTTTGAAGCTACTGCTTGCCAAAAATAATCACCTGCAGTTAAATCTGTACTGCTTGCAGCTACATCAAATTGCCAACCTGTACCATAAGTACTGCCAACTACTGTTATACCTTGATTACCTGCAATATTACTACGTATATAATATGTTAACGCCCATGAGTCTGTACTTTGAATAGCATCACCATAAGGATCAACTAAACTATCTTCCCTCCATGTCCAAGTACTACCTGCACGTAAAGATTTAGGAATGTTCATAAATAACTACCAATTTGTGACATAAGAAGATTTTTTTGCCTTCTGTCTAGATCTTAGCGTGTTTTTTGTATTTAAATTAGTGCTATTTAACAACTTTTTAGCGTAATTAGTGAAAAATAAGCCCTTTGGAACAGTTTTTTGGAGTAAATAAAGACTACTTAGGGCATACACGCAACAATCCAACTTTTCTACCGCTTGATTTGGTTTTTTCTCGTATGTACTAACTGGATAACCTTTTTTATTTGTTTTTAGCGTTCTATATTCGCCTGTTAATTCTTTAAAGTATTCTTCTGTTGTTTCTGCGTGAAAATGGATTTTATCTTTAGATTTGATCTTACTAAAGATTTTGTCCTTGAGATCCTCTGTATTTATTATATACACTATACCAGATTTTTTCCTAACTCGACCACTATAGTTAATATCTACCTTAGTTCCTTTTCCAATTATAGGTACACCACTTCTACTACTACCTTTAATAGCAATTACGCCCTGACCTCTACGTTTTGTACAGTAATCATAAACTGATTGTGTAGCTAAACCTCCTGAGTCCACCGCACAACCGCTAATTTTTAATTTTCCTCCGTTTGGGTGATCAAATGTTTGAGTTAACAATATATCTAAACCTTTCCAGACTTCACCTTGGTTGGGATCACCATAAATAATCGTATGGTCTATTAAATACATTTGTTCACCAATACCCGAAGGATCAGCACCAAAACCCCAACAGCTAACCTCTAATCTTTGTGAAGCAGATCCCATTCCACCCTGTACATCAACACCAAGACATAAACAGACAACATCTTTAGGGATTTCACCAGGCAAGTAATTTTCTCTTATCTCTAATAATGATTCTGCATTTAATTTAGATTGATATTCATAAGAAAATGTTTCTGCTTTTCTTGTATTAGTCCAAGTACGCATTAAAGCAGGGTCATCTTTAGCTTTTAAAAATTCATCTACCATTTCTGCCCAAGAAAACCAACCTAAAGGGCTATTTAATCCATTTAGCCAAAATCCCGCAGTCTTACCTGCATTTTCTGGTTTTGTTGCCCTCCATTCTCCTTTTCGCAACATTGTGGTCTTTGCAGTTTCATCAAATTGCTTATTACATACTTCACATTCATATTTAACAGTATTAGGGTCTTTATCTTTCCATCTAAGTTGATCGAACTTTAAAACTTGAAAAGCACCACAACATGGGGCAGGTACATAATATTTTCTCTGGTCACTATTTTCATATTCGGCTTCTATTCTTGAAAAATCTTTAATCGTTGGGGTAGAAGTTAATAGTATTTTTCTCTTGGTAAATGTAGAAGCACGTTTTTCTGCTAATGCAACAGGATCACCTTCACCATCAACATCACCAGGGTATGCATCAACTTCATCTAATCCAATATATTTAGCGGGCATTGATTTTAATGAAGCAGCACTATTAGCACCAGTTAAAATTAATACGCCACCAGGAAACACTTTTGCAAATTGACTATTTCCACTATCTCTACTTCTAGGCGGTGGGATCTTTTCTGCTAGACAAGGTGTTTCTAGTAGCATTGGCTCTAATCTTTGCTTACTTAATCTCGCAGCCATTTGTAGAGTTGGTTGGCATAAAAGTAAAGCTCCAGGAGCAAAATCTATACAGTAGCCCGTCCAATTGTTCATACTTTCTGTTTTTCCTGTTTGGCTTGCAAACATTAAGACAACTCTTTGGGTAAGACTGCCAGTAGAAAGCTCTTCCATTGGTTCTTTCATGTATGGAGTTCTATCGGTTCTAAATTTGCCAGGTTCACTAGATCCACGACTTGAAAGCACTCTATGTTTATCAGCCCATTCGTTAACAGTTAATAATTCTTGTGGTTTTAAACCTTTTAAAAAACCTTCTTCCCAAGCGTTCATAATTTTACCAACTGTTCTAATGCAACCCTATGTTCTTCAGTTAACAACTTATGAATTATTTGTGGATCGGTCTCACCTGCAACTTGATTAGCTAAACGATCAGCAAGATTAAATAAACTTTCTCTTATAGCTCTACCTATTTCAAAACTGCTTTTTTTTATATCAGAAACAGGTATTAAGTCTTTTTTCTTTTGCTCTACATCTAATCTTGCTAATTCTGCCAAAAAATGTTCTCTTTTTGCTTTACTTTCTCCATAACTCGGTATTTCATCTTCTGGCTTTGCATCTATTTCTTGTTTTAACTGTTTTCTTACAGTTGTATCTTTACTAGGTGGTGCTTGTAAGTCCCATAATCTAAATGCTTCCTCTTTGTTAACCAATCTTTTGCCGTTATGGTTTACAATTGCACCATCAAGTTTACCAGACTTAACTTTCTTTGAAACTGCAGTCCTAGACACGTTTTTTAGCGTTGCCAATTCTGCCATTGTTATAAGCATAATTTAAATTTGTAAACCTATACCTATTATTATAGTAAACCTGTAAACCCCATAGATTTTTTGACGCTAGAAAAATTACGAGACCTTCGGATGACCA